AATTAACCCATGTTTGACCACTTGATGCATTTATGGTGCTCCAAGTTTGTGTTGTAGTAGCATTTATAGTGCTCCAAGTTTGAGAAGTTGATGCATTTATGGTGCTCCAAACTTGACCCGTAGTTGGATCTATTGCAGACCAAGATTGATCTGTTGGTGGGTTTATTGGAACCCAACCATAGACAATAAGCTGTCCTGTGCCTATTGTCAATTGATTTCCAGTAACTGAAACAATAGTCTGTGCATTTATTGTTACATTTCCAACACCTATATTTTCTTGATTTCCATCAACTACTACAACTTGATTATTAGCAATATTTACAATTCCAGTATCTAGTACTAATTGATTACCTGTTACTTCTACATTAGCTTGAGCACTTTCAGTTAAATCTCCAGTTGTTAAAGTTAATTGATTGCCTGTTACATTTTGTACAACTGGACAAGTGATAGTAACTGTTCCTGTTCCAACTTGAACAGAAGATCCAGTTGCAGTTATGATGTTATCTATTTTAATGGATACAGTTCCAGACTGTAAATCTAATTCTTGTCCAACAACTGCATCAGTAACATTTCCACTTGCGATAATGTTTGGACTTTGTACAAATAAATCTAATAAGTTTGTAGTAAGGTCTACATTTGATTTAGCAACAACCGTCGCATTAGCAACAGTTAAAGTTAAAGTATTTCCTGTAACATCAACATTAGCTTTTCCTAATACAGTTAATGTTCCAGTTTGAATTCCAAGTTCTACAGAAGATAAAATAACATTAATTGGAATGCTTACAACTGCATCTCCAGTAAATAAAGATAACTGACTTCCTGTAACATCTACATTTGCTTTTGTAGATATAGCTACAGTTCCAGTATCTAAAGTTTGTTGATTACCTGTTACATTTGCAACAGCATTACCAAGTATAGCTACAGTTCCAGTATCTAAAGTTTGTTGATTACCTGTTACATTAACATTAGCTATCGATATAGTTGTTACAGTTCCAGTAGATAAAGTTAAAACATTTCCTGTAGTAGGAACTTCAATATTAATTGCAAAGGTTGCAGTTCCAACTAATATATTTAATGTATTACCTGTTACAGCTACAACATTTTGTGTAAGAACACTAACTGTTCCAGTTTGAGTGGTTAATTGTAAATTTGGATCTGGAGTAATTGCACTATAAGGACCTGTTCCCCAAGTGGATGCTCCCCAATTAGGATCGTAGGTTCCACCGACTGCAATATTTACATCTTCAGCTAAACCGCCCCAATTATAGGCACCCCATTCTCCAAATCCCCATGAAGTATTTGTAGCCATATAAATCCTATGGCGAAATTATTACGATATTCTCAAGATTGCGCTTGTTGAATTCGCTGCTGGGAACTGAATAGTAAAGTCGCCGTTCGTTGAAGTTTTATCACCACCAAAATCTAATACCACAACTGCTTTAGATGATTGAGATGTATTATAGATTAAAGCACATGATGCTGTAATGGTTGCTGTTGAAAAAGTTGCGTCATCAAAATCAACATAAGAAATATTTTGTCCAACTGCAACACCAAGATTTGTAAGAGTTGTTCCGCTTGCAGAATATCCTGTACCGCTTACTTCGTTTGTTGTTGTGTATACAGTTGTTCCTGTTGCAGTAAAACCTGAAACAGTTGAATACAATGCTAACTTAAATGTGTTTCCGCCTGCAGCTGAAAAATTATGAACTGCTTCAAAAAGTTCTTCTTTAAAACTATCTGGTACTATATTTGCCATATTAACTCCTTAATTATTTTCCTGGTGGCGGTGAATCTACTACAACTCTAGGTTCGCCGTCAACATATTCGTCTCTTCTTCTACGACCTGTCTGTTCAACACCAAATGATTCTCTGGCTTGTTGATATGATTGTTCATATACTTGTATCATATCTGGTGGACCTTTCAAGTATTTATATGCTTCTACTAAAGAACCATAAAGAAGTAAATCTTGAGCAAAAGTAGATATATAAGTTGTTGAAGTTGCTGAATTTCCAGCAGTTATAGAAGTACCTTGTGAATAATAAGCAATATTAATTGTATAAGTTGTATTAGGAGTTGGCGCTACAAACCATGTTGTTTCATTCCAGTTTGCCCAATATCTTGGTTTTTCATAATAAGTAGAAGAATTAGGGAAATTATTAAACTCTGCCATATAAGAACTATCTTTTTGTTCTAAATTATTAATCTCTCCACTTGGAGAAATCATTTCAACATATCTAATATTTCTTAAACCTGATGGAACAGAAATTGTAGTTGTACCAGCTGTAGTAACTGCAGATGCATATAATCTATAAGCATCAATATTTAATTCTCTATAAATTCTATTTTCAGTATTTTGAACAATAACTGAAACTGTAGAATCAGATAATCCATTACTATCTACTTCTGTATAATTTCTAATTTGAGTTACTAATTGTGAATACGTAAGTGCCATATTATATTGTCTCCGCTGTCGCCGATCCGCCGCCAATGGTTGTCGTTAATAGACCCGTTCCTGACGATGCGTTAAAACGATAATTATCTAAATTAACAACTGTTATACTATATCCAGTAGAAGTTGTTAAGACTGATTGTTGAAATCCTGAAGAAGTTAAAAAAGCATTAACAACCGTTAAACTTTGAAATTGAACTGTATCTCCTGTTACTTTACCATGATTTGGTTGATTTACTTGTAGTGTAGAACTACCTGCTGTGACTTCAAAAGCATTATTAGGAAGTGCAACTGCTGAAGGTCCAACGGAAGGTTGACCACCAAAGTTCCCGCTCGCGCTCGCGACTGTTTGAGCATTGATAGTATATTGATTAGTATTCACTACTGTTAATGAAAATCCAAGTGTTGTATTTAACATTGCATTAGTAAATCCATTAACTGCTTTTACATTAGTAAATATAATTTTATTTCCTGTTGTTTTTTCATGACCTGGTTCTGTTACTAAAATAGTAGAACTACCTGCTGTTGATAATAATGGATTAAAAGATAATAACACAACCGATAATGGTTCTACACGATCTGGTCGTGCATTAAGCAATCCTTGCGGATCGTTGCCTGGTACTTTTGGTTCTAATTGAGGTTGTTTTGGTTCGTATTCAGTAAAATGGACAAATGATCCATTCCACTCGGTTACCATTTCGTCATACGGGAATCGTTGGCCAGATCTATCAGATATGGCGTAAGACTTCTTACCTGTAGCAAAAGTTGTCATTATACACCATCTCCATAAAATGTTTTTGGTGATATAAATAACGAGGTGCGTTGACCATCTTCTTGTAAAGCTCTTTGTAATTCATCTTCATAAACTAATTTTAACATTTCAGTTTTTTCAGGTCGATAAGTAATACTTAAATAATAAGCAAGTCCTGAAGTTAGACATGGTAAAAATCTAAATACAACATCTGGTGTATTTGTATAAGCTCCACCATCTTCAATTCTTGCAAGATAATAAAATCTTAATTGATAATTGCTTGGTGTGGATGCACTAGAAAATCCAGTTCCTGGTGTTTGATATAAAAAGATACTTGGACTGTAAGTTCTTTGTACATAATATTGAGAAGGTGTTCCTTGTGATAATTTATTAGGTAGTGCTGCATATGCAGATCGATCTATTTTAGTTAATGAAGTATCTGTGGGCAGTGAAGCGCTGGGAGAAGTATTATTTCTAATATATGCTTCTAAAACATCATTAATATCGTTTGGATAATTTGTTTGATCACTAGCATAATTATATTCAGCTTGTCCTAATACTAAAGGAACTGTGGCTAATTTTACTTTCCATAAATGCACACCTCTATTATCCCACTCTGATAATAAAATATTAAGATTTCTTCTTGCTGCTCTTAAATGATAACCAGTTCTAGTTCCTCCAATACCTACTCGTCCGTAAGCTTCGTCAAAAAGCTCATCTAATTCAAGATTGAATGAAGTAGTTCCAGAGGTAGTCATCTACTCTCCTATTTATCTATAAATAACGTAATAGTTAATGCACTACTGTTTGCTGTTACACCAACTCCATCAACTATGCCTGTTCCATTTCTTTGAGCATATAGAACACCATCTTCAGGAATATTTAATGTTTCTGTTTGACCAGCACCAACTGAAACACTTATGTAAACTTGTGTATTAGTTGAAGAACTAACAGTTGTAGTATTTGCTAAACCATTAATAATTGCTGTTCCAGAACTTCCTGTTGATTGAATCATATAACCACGAAGTCTTGTAGGGCCAGTAAAAAATACTGCGTTTGTAGAACTTGTAACGACTGGTTTTACATCACTTTTCATTGCCATAAATTTCTCTTTGTATTAATGGAGCTTCCGAAGAAGCTC